CGCAATACTTGACAGAGCCAGCTTTTGCCTATCCCCTGTGGGAAGAAGCCATCGCCCCTATTATAAAGAAATTACTTTACTTTTGGCTACCATTTAACTTTGTTTGCCCAATACGCCGCACTCATTTTGCCCTTGGCAATATTCTTGGCATGACGCGCTTTAAATGCTTCATTGCGTTTTGTGCCGTCTGGACTACCGGTAGCGCCTTGCTGGCCAAAACGAATCAGCTTGACTTCGTCGCCCGACTTAGCCAGCACAACATGAGATTTAGTCGGATGGCTTGGAGTCGCTTTAGGCTTGTTGTAGCCAGAAAATTCCTCTTTGCCACGCTTAATCATTTCTTTGCCTTTTTAGCAGGTTTGGCAGTCTTGGCGGCTTGCATAAAGTCACCCTTAGTCGGCGCGCCTTTGCTGCCTACTTTGCGCATCTTTTCGCCTGAACCCGCTTTTATTCTGGCTTGCTTGGCGTTGATGTTGGAATAGAGTCCGGTCTTCATTTTTTAGCCTTGTTCTTAGCAGTGCGTTGGCCTCTCATAGGCATTTTGGCCTCGCTCATAGCGATAGCGACCGCTTGCTTGCGATTTGTCACTACAGGGCCACCTTTGCCAGAATGTAACGTACCGGCTTTATACTCGCCCATGACCTTGCCAACCTTTTTAGCTCCAGTTGCTTTTTTCATATTAACTCCGTAACGGTTACTGTAGAAGTGGTCACTGCGGCATCTTTAATAAAAGCAATCTTTTGCCCTGGCGTTACAGCAATAATTTCTGATTGATTATTACCGATCAATGGGCTTGTTGTAGTTGAAGCAGTTGGATTAGCTCCAATTGCAAAATGACAGTGACCATTAGCGCAAGCAATGCGAATCAGGGTAGTGTTTGCGCCAAATGCAGTCATCTGTACGCTGCTAGTTGTTACTGTAGCCGCTTGGGTAGTACCCATAGAACCTACACCCAAAGCCACTTGATTAGGGTCTAACTGAAATGTTGACATATCTTTTAATCCTTAGTTATAGGGCCGCCGCCCTTCCAAGCATCACAAGTGCGAGCCGCCGCACAAGTAAACTGAAACAAGTCGCAATAGCCTAGATCAGCCGCTGCTACAAATTCTTCGTCATACGACAACTCATTAGGCTTTTCGTCTTTCTCTAACCCGCCAATAATGCACTCCATCATGCTTGGCGTTTGAATAAACGCCGCACAATTGCCGCATCTCATACCTTTGACGGTATTGGTCGGCGCGTTGTACATCGTGGCTTTTCTTACCCAAAAAACTGTATTAGTTTCATCTGGATTAGGTGGGCCATAACCGTATTCTTTAAACGCATGATTACGGTTTTTGAGATTAACCGAGATGTCTTGCGTTGCAATCGGGCAACTTTTACCAGTTAAAAGACCAGTTTTCATCTAAAAAGTATGCGATCTAGAAAAAACGCTGCAGCGCCACTTATGGCCGACGCAATAGCCATACCGACCCAAAAACCGCCTTTAGACTTGTTGGCCATAGCTAATAGCTTTTTGACGTCATCGCGCAATGCGCTAACTTCAACTTGAAGCACTTCAACTTGAGCTTCCAGCTTGCCAAATTCGCGCAAATCGATATCAGACATTATCTATCTTTCTCGGCCTCCCAGGCCGTTTTTGCGCCTCTGGTGGCTGCATAACTATTAAATGTTCGTCGTTATCGTCTAAAGTTTTGGACTCGTCGATACGCACATAACCGGCATGACCCTTCATGCTGTCAATATCGTGGGGCTGGTTAAACGTAACCATTTGACCACTTTGAAGGCATCTAAAAACAGCCATAAAAATCCTTAAAAAATCAGGGGCCGAAGCCCCTGAGTCTTATGCTAATGAACGTGCTACAACGATGCGCAATGTTGACGATGCTAAGTCAACAGTTGAGCCTGACTCATTTTGGATACGGAATTTAACGGTATTGGCTGCACTGACATAGCCAGTAACAGTCAAACCAACCAAATCCACGCCCAACGATGCGCCGATGACCATATCACCCAAGACAACGCCTGGGACAGTTACGTCATCAGTTTCGCCAGCGCCATCAACAAGCGAGCCAGCGTCAAGTGTGGCTGTCACCATCCACGTATCAGAAAACAGGCCACGAAATTGATCGTTACCTGCACGTACAGTTACTGCCGATGCTGTTGCCATAGTATTTCTCCTAATTAGGTTAAAAACCCCCACCCGAAGGTGGGGAGTTTAATTAGGCAGGTACGGCCAAGGCAAATGCCGAGGACGATAAAGCTCCACCAACAGTGGCCGCAGTACGCATTGCTTTAACGCCATACAGAGTGTCAGCAGTAAACAAGGTACCCAAATACTCTTGTTTGTACTGAGTCTGTGAGCGAACCGCAACTTGCTCAACCAGAACCATTGCATCCTTGTGACCCATCAAGCAAATACGGTCGGTGCCTGAAGTGCCAGCACCAGTATCAGCATTGGACGAAACAAACACAGGGATACCGTACAGATTGCCGATTTCGCCATTGCGGATTGCATTGCCATCACCGACGAATGCTTGCTCAGTGTAGCGAGCCAGACCCATCAATGTGTTGCGGCTTGAAGGAGGGATCAGGAAGAAACGGCCATCCATTGGGGTGTCATTGTCGTCCAACCTTTGGATTGTGCGACGGATAGCTGCATCAGTCAGAGCGGCTGCATTCGACGATGTTGAGTTGTATGCAGTTGTACCGTTTGAGCCGATAAAGGCTTTAGTGGTGGTGTTGCTAGTTGCATAGTCATCGGTGCCAACGGTTGCGCCGTTAAATGCACGACCCAATTGAACCAAGTTGGTATCTACTTGACGCGCCAAAGCATAACCAGCATCAGCAGTATAGAACTGACGCATTGAGTTCAGAGCTTGAATTTCAGCGATGTCCTCGATCAAACGGCTGTACTCATAGTGCTTGTCGATAGTCACTTGCACTTCAGTGTTGCTAGCAGCAATCAATGTCACTGCATCGGTTGCTACTTTTAACGATGCCGAACCGCGGGTCGGTGCTGGGATGTGGATCACATCGCCTTTTTTGCCACGGAAGTTCATCTTCATGACCAGATTGGCCAGAACAAGATTCTTCTTGTAGGACGCAACAATTTCATCACTCCAAATTTCTGGGACGAAGGTACCGGCGCTCGATACAGTTACGCTATTGGTTGGGGAAAATGCTGTATTTGCCATTTTATTACTCCTAGATCAAAAGTTTTATTTAACCCTGCCCTCTTGATACGCCGCCATAATCTCATCAGACAATGCGTCATATCGGGCTGGATCATTCATTTTTAGCCGAATTAGGTCAGCACGTCGGTAAACTCTCTTTGAACTCTCACCTGTTCCACCCGCATCGACTTGTACAGATTTCATCGTTTTCTGGCGATCCGTTGATGCTTGTTGGGTCGCTTGCTTCGTCTGAATACCACGCAACTCTTTATAGGTGGACAGCAATTCGTTAGCCGAATCAAAATCAAACTCTGCATCAGCGCGCTTGAATAAATCCAAGCGGATATTTGACGATTTAACCCAATTCACAAACCCATCATCGCGAACGACTTGCTCGAAATCAGGGTGTGCTTGAGCTAACTTTTGCTGAGTCTGTAGCGCTCTTAACTCCATTGCAGCCTTACGAGCTTCAATGATGTCAGGGTGCCTATCAATCGTATTACGAACTGCCTTTTGTGGGTCTTCATAGAAGTCCACTTCCGGCTCTTCCTCTGCAATAGGTTGCTGTCTGGAATTGAGGTTTTGCTTAATCAGTTCATCAGCCAGTTTCCGCACTTCGCCGACTTCTTGCGCTTGGCGTCCAATGACTTTTTCCGCTTCTTGGTGCATCTTCATAACGTCTTCAAGAGACTTATTCCGATACCTTTCAGGAAGGTCTGGTTTGTCATTACCAATCGTAGATTCTAGCTTGGCTTCTTCTGTCTCTAACTCAGAAGGCAACTCATTTTCTGGATCAACTAACATATTAGGTTTCCTTTTCCTGCCATCTTTTGGTTCCCAGGATAATAATAAACAGGCCAGAATCTGGTTATCTGTTCGCTTTTTGCTCCGCAGCGAGTTTTTCTCGATGCCTACGATCAAATTGGGCTGCGGCGGTCGGGAATGATCCTGACCAGCCCTCCAATAAAAACGCTGGAGCGGATATTACGCGGTGGGCGTTACCACCGCACTCGCATTGAACTTGAACCAGCTCATAACTAGTCAACTTTTCAATACGATGCCCATTTTCACAGGCAAATTCATACATTCGGTGCATTTAAATCCTCATAAGCATCTGAGCTGACTTGTCGCAAGTTTTTCAGCCATAGCAAGATAGAAAGCTCGCCCTTCTTGAATTGTAAACTTTTTTCGTCTTCAACAGCAGAAAGATTATTTAACGCATTTACCATTTCGTCAATATCTTCTACTAGATCGTTCCACCCTTTGGTGGCCATCATTGAGAATCTATCTTCGTAATACTTTTGCAACTCAGGCGTCATTTAAAACCCATGAAGTTGTGGTTTCGTCCCACGAATATATGCCGCCATCGGTAGGCATTGCTACTGGTGGTTGCCAAGTAAAATTTGCATCTAATGTCCAGCTTGGATACGGTTGTGGTGGGACAAAAGCATCAATGTCTGCTCGATATGTGTAGCCAATACCAGCATAATTTCCGCGATAAGGAGTGCCGCCATTGCTATGAACATTACCTACTGTGTTGTAGCTAGTACGCTTACATACCTGACCACGAACATCGCTATACTGTTGTTCCCAGTTATCAATGCCATCTTCTCCCTCGTTTTTACCGGGTATGACTTCAGTAACTATATTATTGCTATCTAAAAATGCGTAATGTGCCATATCAATCACCATTGAATAGAACCTGTACCGCCGGTAAATTTATAAATTGTATTACCGCCAGACGTTGTTTTTGTGTATACCAATGTGCCACCAATAGATGATAAATCAGCATTGGTAGATGGATAACTAATAATTACAACACCAGAAGAACCATTTCCGCCATTGCCAAGAGTGTAAGCCCCGCCGCCGCCGCCTGAACCAGTATTAGCCGTAGTGGCAGCAGACCCTGCACCGCTACTGACCCCCCCCGCACCGCCAATACTTGAGCCGCCAGTACCCGGAGTTCCAGAATCAATGCCCCCGCCGCCGCCGCCTCCGTACACCGTTGAAGAACCACTTATGCTTGAGGTTTGACCTGCCCCTCCGTTGCCAGCGCTCCCGCCTGACGAAGTTCCGCCAGCAGCAGTAACGCCGCCGCCTGCCCCGCCTCCGTAACTTGGAGAGCCATTACCGGCAGAGCCATTAGTCCCTTGACCAGATGTGCCTGTACCAAAAGTAGTTGCAGCACCACCCCCCGCACCGCCCCCGCCTGACCCGCCATTACCACCAGCGGTTGAGCCATTACCTCCAAATCCACCCCCATTAGAAGTGATAGATGAAAATACAGAATCACTTCCAACAGTTCCAACAGAAATCACTCCACCAGCACCAGCAGCACCAACAGTTACAGTATAAGGAGTGGAGCCAGCAACACTTAATGTTGATTCTCTATACCCGCCTGCGCCACCACCACCGCCAGACGTTCCCGGTGCTGTATTGCCTGAACCGCCGCCGCCCCCGCCAGCAAGGACAAGATAATTGACGCTAGATGGGGCAGCAGCAGCAGCCCCACCACGCGCAGCTAATAAATTAAGAACCCCTGACATTAGGTCAACCCCGATCCTGAAATGATCCACGTTGTAGAAGTCATCTTTATTGCCGTTGCCATTCCGTACTGCGCTAATGTTCGGCTACCTGTTGTGCCTGTTCCTGCTAAATACATCGTGTCGCTTGTAATTGCAACCGTCACCGCTTGGCTAGTCATATTGATAAACGTCAATACAGTACCTAATGGGTAAGCAACCGAAGCATTAGCAGGAATGGTAAATGTTCTAGCATTAGCATCCGTCGATGGGTGCAATATTGCTTTGCCCGAATCTGCTAAGACAGCCGTATAAGCTGCGGATTGGCTGTTTACCGGTACATTTCTAAAACCAACAGCATCAGTACCATCAGCAGTACAGTTAGTTAGTGTGCCGGAACTTGGTGTACCTAATGCACCACTCGGTGCAACGAAATCTGTACCAGCCGTAGCGGCAGACGCCACACCCGATGTAGCCTTAACCAAACCAGTTAGCGACGCACGTTTGATTAGCTTACCGGTTGTGCTATTAAAAAGCGCTAACTCAGAATCGACCGACGATGCTGGGCCAACTACGTCGCCAGAGCCGCCAGATGCAAAGGATAAAACTCCCGCACCATCCGTAACCAATGTTTGACCGGCAGTGCCATCAGCAATAGGAAGCGCAAGCGTCAGGTTGCTGTTAGTGTTTCCAGATTGCAGAGTGGTAGTTCCTGTTCCACTTGCATTTCCTTGAATTTTTAAATTACTCATGTTGATTCCTTAATTAAGAACTAACCATTTTTGACCAGTGCCCACCGTTACCGCTATCCCAGTATTTACAGTAACAGGGCCAACTGATAGGCCATTTTTGGCCGAAAATATAGTGTAATTAGTTGATATTACCTGTTCATTTTCTAGTATTGTGGCGGACCCACCGCCACCGCCTGATGCCGCAATTGTAATAGCTCCGGCAGAATTTGTGATCGATATATTCGACCCAGCCGTTAGCGTTGCTTTGGTTAACGTGTTGCCGGTTGAGTTACCAATTAACAGTTGGCCATCGGTAAATGTGGTTTGACCTGTACCGCCATTAACCACTGGCAAAGTACCTGTCACACCGGTAGATAAAGGCAAACCGGTCGCATTAGTTAATGTACCGCTGCTTGGTGTACCTAAAGCGCCGCCTGGCGCAACATAATCAGTGCCAGCCGTTGCAGCACTTGCTACACCAGACGTTGCTTTAACAAGGCCGGTTAGCGTTGCACGTTTAATTAGTTTGCCAGTAGTGCTATTATACTCTAC